CAAACGCGATCAAGGTCGCAAAGATCATCGAAACGGCAGAGGGCGGTTGCGGCGGCTGCATCAATGAAGCCGTGCGCGAACTTGAAAAGGAATTTCCCGAATTTAAGTGGAAGGTCAAAAACATTGAGGGCTTTAACGCTTCAATAGAAGTGACACCAAATTACAAGCCGGATGTTCCCGCCCCTACAAGACCAATGCGGAGATGCTGACATGACCCACGATAACGTAACAGACATTGAAAAGCGGTTGCGGAACTTTGCGCTAAACACACTCGCGCTTATTCCCGACAAGCTACAGCAATACCCAAAGACGGACCCTGACCTAATAATCAAAGGCTTTTCGCATCAATGCGACCTGCTCACAGAAGCCGCCGACACCATCGCAACACTACGCAAGCAACTTGAGAATGCGCGTGAGGTCATAGTCGGCAATAAAGAGAGAAATAAAAGATGAAAAAACATAATATAGTTATTTCATTAATTATTCTTTTTATGTTCTGGTTAATTATATGAGAATTAAACTTGAAAAAGATGACATTCTAGAAGAAATTCCATCTAAAAAATTTGATGTTATTCAAATTAATTTGATTGAGAAAAAATATAAACCGTTTCGTCAAGAATCTAAGGTTCCTACTTTTGCCCTCACTTATGATGGTACATTCATTACATTGATGGCTAATTCAGGATTTACTGAAGAAAAAGCCAAGATGATAGAAAAGCGTTATCATGAGCTTTACGTAGTCAGTGACCAATGGGTATCATCTAAATTAGATCAGGCATCAATAGACGGTTATGTGACCGTAGCTTTTGGTCTCAGAGTTCGAACACCTCTGTTAAAACAAGTCATACGAAAGACTAGTAAAACACCTTACGAAGCTGAGGCTGAAGGTAGATCAGCAGGCAATGCATTAGGACAATCATGGTGTATGCTCAATTCCAGAGCATCCATAGAATTTATGGGAAATGTTCGTAGAAGCCCTGAGAGGCTCAATATACGGCCTTGTGCTCAAATTCATGATGCTCAATATTATCTTATAAAAGATGACATTGACACGCTAAGATATGCTAATAAATATCTAGTCAAGGCAGTTAAATGGCAGGAACATCCTGACATTGCCCATGACGAAGTAAAGCTCTCTGGAAAATTAGGGATATTTTACCCTGATTGGTCCAATGAGATCACCATCCCTAACGATGCAACTGAAGCTGAAATAAATCAGGTCATTGCAAAAGGGCTGGAAGACCTAAAAAAGAAAAACCCTTAATACGGAGACCAAAATGCAAGCCCAGAAATACCACTTTCACCTTGTAGCAGCAGAGGTGATGTTTTCTGATCCAGAAAACAATAATGCCATTGGTAGCATTAAGCTGAATACCATGCTTAAAACCCAAGATGGACTCGTTAGAGCCAAAGAAATAGGTAAAGCTCAGCAAGCTATTCAACTTGCTTTATTCCAAAAACTTCAAGACCCTAACATCAATGTGGTCGATGTATTCATTATGAGCGTCAGCGATTTGGGTCGTATGACTGAAAAATACTTCACCGATATGGGTAATCTCACTGAGACACCTATTGATGTAACTGCCTTCCAAAGTAGTGTTATAGCTTTTCCTCAAAAGACGATCTTCGACAAATGAAACAAGAAACTGAACTCAAAGGTGGGCTTGTAAATTACTATTTGGTCGAGGTTAAATTTCCTCAACGAAGTGAAGATCAAGCACCTTACACAGCCGAGTGTGAAGATATTATTCATGCTCTAAAACTAACATTTGACGAAGCTAATATTTTCAAAGAGATTTGGCGTTCAGCCAATGCTCGTCAAAATAATGGCAAACCCGGCCATAACCCTCTGTATGGTGCTCAAAAAATGCTGCACTATGCAAAGCGTATTCTCCGTCATAAAGAAAATGAAAGCAAATCAGATGGAAATTTCTTCCGACAAACAGCCTCAATCGTCACAGTCAGCTCAGCAGAAGCTACTGTCACAGGAGAGTCTGGGAAAATTAGTTAGAGACTATTTTTCCCTTGTAGACACCAACCATACTGGTCTAGTCTCACCTCCCGCTGTGAAATTCAGGATTTTCCAATTGGAAAATGCACTACGTAACAGGGTCAATGCAGCACCTATGAGTGCTGATCGGATAAGGCAGCTAACGTGAAAATAACCAACACATCTGATGTGAGTTTGCCCCTAGCTGTATGGCTCATAGACGACGAATACGACTATATCAAAACAGACAATCCTTACATCTCTGTCACCACATTGATGAAGCCCATCAGGCAAATCCTGCTACCTGAGAGAATACCCGTCGAGCAGCGTCAATCTGACGTCGTAGACTACATTGCACGAGCAATGGGTAGTTCCATGCACACTTCAATCGAAAGAGCATGGACTAAGAATTATAGACGATCCTTGGCTCTTTTGGGTTACCCAGAAGGTATGATTAATCGTGTTATGATTAATCCATCTGATGAAGAGTTGGATGCCCATCCAGACCCTATACCTGTCTATCTTGAGCAACGTGTACTCAAGGAATTCAACGGATGGACCATTGGTGGTAAATTCGACATGGTAGCTGAAGGACTGGTACAGGACTTTAAATCTACCTCAGTATGGTCATGGGTACATGGAACCAGAGATGAGGACCATGTAGTCCAAGGCTCACTGTATAAGTGGCTCAATCCAGATAAGATCACAGGTGATTTTATCCGTATCAACTACATCTTCACCGATTGGACGAAGATGATGTTGGCTAATACACCCAACTATCCACCTCGTAAGGTGATGCACAAAGACATTAGGCTTTGGAGCGTTGAAGATACTGAAAAGTGGGTAGCTGCAAAGCTGAACCAAATAAATAAGCACAAGAATTCCTTGGAAAAGGATATTCCACACTGCACAGATGAAGAGCTATGGCGTTCTGATCCAGTATTTAAATACTACTCAGACCCTGCAAAAGCATCTGATCCAAAAGCCAAATCGACTAAAAACTTCCCTACTCGTAGAGAAGCAGACCAGTATAAGGCTGAAAAGGGTAAAGGCATTGTCGTAGAAAAACCCGGAGAAGTAAAAGCCTGTGGTTACTGCTCTGGATACGATGCCTGCACCCAGAAAAACCAATACTTTAACATCTAAATACACTGGGAGAATTGGTATGATTGACCTTACTGGGGTCAAGCATCATCCTGCAATCGAAGAGATTGTGGATGTGCTATGCAATAAAACTCAAAATACAGACCGTGGATTTTTCCAAACTGAAGCTGCCTATTTCTTAGGCAAAATAGCTTCCACAATGAGAGCTACGATTGTCACCAAAGACAGAGGTGACATCCCTGTAAATATCTATGCTTTGGCTCTGGCCACGTCTGGATATGGTAAGGGTCACTCTATCTCTATTATTGAGAACGAGTTTCTTGCTCAGTTCAAGAAGCGTTTCATGTCAGAAACCCTCAAGGTTCTGGCTGAACAGAGTATGTGGAATTTGGCTCATGAACGGTCACTCAAAGACCTAATCGATCCACAAGAGCACTTCGAACGTATTGAGAAGGAATTTAACGCCTCTGGAGCGTATCCCTTCACTTTCGATAGTGCAACACCCCCAGCAGTCAAACAGCTTCGTCATAAGCTTCTGGTGGGCAATATAGGTGCTATAAATCTACAGATTGACGAAATCGGTTCCAACCTCATTGGTTCAACCGATGTGCTCACCCTGTTCTTAGAGCTTTATGACCAAGGTATGGTCAAGCAAAAGCTCATCAAGAATAGCAGTGAAAACACTCGTAACGAAGAGATTGATGGCAAGACCCCAACCAATATGCTGCTATTTGGTACTCCATCCAAATTGCTAGATGGTGGTCATAATGAAGATCAATTCTACAGTTTCCTAGACATAGGTTATGCTCGTCGTTGCATCTTTGGTCATGGCCAACATCATCAACGTGCATATGAAACTATGACACCCAAGGAAATCTACCAGAAATCCATTCAGCAGGCTAACAGCCCATCTGTAAATAAATGGGCAAGTCAATTCCATCGCTTGGCTGATCCAGCTATGCACAATTGGCGTATGACAGTTGCTGATCCAGAAGGAGAAAAGCTGGTCGAGTATCGAATTGCTTGTGAGCGTGAAGCTGACAAGATGCCTGAGCATGAAGAAATCCGTAAGGCTGAAATGAGCCATAGATACTTCAAAGCTCTCAAACTCGCAGGTGCATTTGCATTTGCTGATGAGAGTAGCTCTATCGATATGGATCATCTTCTCTCTGCTATTCTGCTGGTAGAAGAGTCAGGTGCAGCTTTCCAAGCTATCCTGAACAGAGAAAAGTCCTACGTTAAGCTGGCTAAATACATTGCTGACGTAAAGACAGAACAGACCCATGCTGATCTATATGAGGCTTTGCCCTTCTATAAATCAGGTAATGCTGCTCGTAACGAGATCATGACACTGGCTACAGCATGGGGCTATAAGAAGCACATCATCATCAAGAAATCATTTGTTGATGGGATCGAATTCTTTAAGGGTGAAACCCTAGAGGAGACTGATCTTTCGAGGCTCCGTATCTCTTACTCAGATCATTATGCTTATAATTATCTGGCTGAGACAGCACCATTCGATCAGCTACATAAGCTGACTCAGTTGGATGGTATGCACTGGGCTAACCACCACTTCAAGAACGGTCACCGTGCTGAAGAAAACGTCTTGTCAGGCTTCAATATTATAGCTCTCGACATTGACGGTGGTGTGTCCATTGATATGGTTCATGACATTCTCAAAGAATATAAGTTTATGACTTATACAACCAAGAGACATACAGCCACTGAGAACAGATTTAGATTATTAATTCCTATGAATTATTATCTAGAGTTGGACTCTGATGAATATAAAGAATTCATGGCTCATGTTACTGAGTGGCTTCCATTCAAGTTGGATGAAGCTGCGAACCAAAGAGCAAGGAAATGGGAAACATATTCTGGTGGTACATACCATTATAATATGGAAGGACAGCTTTTAGATGTCCTAGATTTCATTCCTAAGACCAGTAGAAACGAGTCATATAAAAATACAAGTAAAGAACTCCAATCTCTGGACAATCTGGAACGATGGTTCGCTCAACGTATTGCTCTAGGCAATCGTAACAACAACATGGTCAAATTTGCTTTGGCCTTGGTGGACTCAGGTATGAGCCTGATGGATGTCACTACGAAGGTTAAGGAGTTTAACGCCAAGTTGAACAACCCATTACCTGAGAGTGAGATCGATAGCACTGTCCTTCAGACGGTTGCTAAGAAGTTCGTTCACAATTGAACCATAGATAAAGGGTAGCTCTTTTCTTGGCTCCTGAGCCTAGTTTGGAGCTACCTACATCTGGATAGGAAACCCAATGTCAGACGACGTTAATGACCAATTAGTACTTATCTGTGGAGCACCTGCCACAGGTAAATCAGCCTCTCTGATGAACATCAGGGGCAAAAACAAATGGATGTATCTCAATGCTGAAGCAGGCAAGAGACTGCCATTTAAAAACGACTTCATGAACCTTCGTATCGAAGACCCATACCAAGTGAACGAAGCTTTCGATCACGGTACTGACAACCCTAATATCAACGGCTGCATCATAGATAGTATGACTTTCTTGATGGATATGTACGAAACACAGTATGTGTTGGGTTCTGCTAATACCATGCAGGGATGGAGCAACTATCAGCAGTACTTCAAAATCCTGCTGCAATCCAAGGTAGTCAGGTTCAAAAAACCTGTCATCATCACTGCTCATATCAAAGATGAGCTTGATGAGAAAGCAATGGAATACCGTACTTCAGTACCCGTCAAGGGAGCACTGAAAAATAACGGTATTGAAGCCTATTTTTCGACCATCGTGTATACGAAAAAAGTAGCTCTCACAGAGCTAGAAGGCTATAAGAATCCTCTTCTGAATATTACAGAAGATGATGAGATGCTTGGTTATAAGCACGTCTTTCAGACACGACCAACCAAGCAAACCGCTGGAGAACGAATCCGGTCACCAATGGGAATGTTTCCTCGTGAACAAACGTACATCGATAACGATGCTCAGGTGCTGTTGGATCATCTGGATAAATTCTACAAAAGCTAAATAAATCAAAGAAAGAGAGTAAAATATTATGGGAATGTTCAGCGACGCAAAAACTGAAGGACTCGAACAGACTGGAGATCGTCTTGGAGGTTATGCTTCACTAACGACTGACGCCTATCCAATGACCATTTCGGTAGCATATGCTGGTGCAAGCTCTGGTGGAGCCAAAAATGTAACCATCATTGCCAAGGATGATGCTGGTAAGGAATACCGTGAAACGGTCTACTATACCAACAAGAAGGGTGAAAACTTCTTCACCACGAAGGAAGCTCCTGACAAAAAGATTCCATTGCCCGGTATGGTCGTCATCGATCACATCTGTTTGGCTGCTACTGAGAAGCCATTGGCTGACCAAGAAACTGAAGAAAAGATTGTCAAAATCTGGAACAGTGACGAAAAGAAAGAACTGCCTACCAGTGTTAATGTCATCACTGCTCTGACAGGTAAGAAGGTTATTTTGGGCGTCCAAGAGAACCTTGAAAACAAGTCGGTTAAGCAGGGTGATGCTTACGTAGCAACTGCTGAAGAACGTAAGACCAACAACATTGTGAAGGTCTTCCACTTCCCCACCAAGCTGACCATGAGTGAAGCTCAGACAGGCGTTAAGGAAGCTGCTTTCCATGACGCATGGGTCGAACGCAATAAGGGCAAGGTCCAAGACAAGCGTACCATCAAGGATGGATCGGCTGGTACTGCTGGACGTCCTGCTGGTGGAGCACCTGCTGATAATGGTGGTGGAGCTGTTAAGAGTTTATTTGGTTCTTAAACCTTGTCAGCATAAGTTTATAGTATATGTATGGTCTCTGGGTAACCGGAGACCATCATGTACAGAATAGACTTACCACTTCATATTATTATGGATAGTGGGAAGAAATACCCTCTTAATCTTAATTATTATCGAAACGCTCATCATAGAACTAATGCTAGAGCCAAGGTATTATTTCATGAAAGAATAATCCCAAAGCTCAGAACTTTACCACAACTTGGTAGAGTGAAAATAGAATACCATGTTTATAAAAAAACAAGGGAACTATTTGACGTTAGTAATATATGTAGCATCGTTGATAAATTTTTCTCTGATACATTAGTGTCAGCAAAAATAATAACAGATGACAATTTTACTATTTTACCCAAAATAGAATTCTGTTATGGAGGTTATGATAAAGCCAATCCACGAGTGGAGGCTTATATCATTCCCTTAGACCAAACGGATGAGACCACATCCACAACCCAGAAAGACAATACAATGCAAATTACGATTGTAGAATCTGAGATCAAGCAGGCTATCTCTGACTTCATCCAGACCCAAATCTCCATCAATGACGACATGAAGATCACTGTAGACCTGAAAGCCACTCGTGGTGATTCCGGTATGCAGGCTGTGATTGACATCAGCCCGTACAGCGAAGAACCTGTAGCTGCTCCCAAGAAGGCTTCTACTGCATCTGATGCTTCGAAGCCCCGTGGTCGTCCACGTAAGTCGGAAGCCATTGAGGTTACCATCAAGAACAATGAAACCCCTGTCGTAGCTCAGGCTCAACAGGAAGCTGCATCTGAAGCTGCTGTAGAGGCTGCTCAGGAAGAAGCTGTAGTCGTTGAAGAAGCAGTCGAAACTGAAGCTGAACCAGTGGAAGAAGAAGTAGTTGCTCGTCCATCGATCATCGATGAAATTGAGCAAGACGGTGAAGAAGCTGAACCAGCAGCACCTGTACGTTCGTTGTTTGGCAACTAATGAGCCTTACTAGGTTCTTGATTTTGATCTGCGTAGCAGCGGCTGTAATCTATATATTAGCTTCAGTCGTTGCTGTGCTGATACCATATGTTCTAGCAGCCGTTGTTATCTTTGCTATTTTTGGTTCACTCCAGAAATATCTAGCAGCAAAAGATAAGAGCCAAGAATTAGAATAGAATTGGGAATGACTACATTCCCTCCGATCAGGGGGTCTGGATTAACTAACCAGACAGCTAGGCGAGAGTAGTTACTCACTAGCACCCCGCGAAAAAGAAAATAGCCCCAGCAATGGGGCTATTTTTTATCCTAAAGCGTTCATCCACGGATTGAGATTATGAGCATGAATTGCCTGATCCACACCGATAGAATATTCAAATCTACCATCCTGTAGAACAGATATAGCATTATCTGTCACTGGTGATCC